TGAATTATTTGTAACTTTATATAACAAAAAAATAAACGAAATGGCAAAAAAACAAACAGAAGCAGCTTCAGGTAAATCTAAGCTGGATGACGCATTAGATGCGCTCAACAAAAAGTATGGTGTGGGTACCATCTTATCCTTAGGTGATAAGAACCACAATGAATATGATCTTATTTCTACAGGATCTATTGCATTTGATCACATCGCTCTAGGTGTGGGAGGTTTCGTTAAAGGGAAACTTTATGAACTTGTAGGTTGGGAGGGTAGTGGTAAATCTACTATCTGTGGACATGCTGTAGCTAACTGTCAATCTAATGGTGGTAAGGTGTTGTACATCGATGGCGAGCATGCTGTTGATCCTAACTACTTCACTGCCCTAGGTGTAGATATTGCAAGCATGTTAATCTCTCAGCCAACTTGTGGCGAGGAGGGTTTCCAAATTGCTATGGATATGATTAACACAGGAGAGATTGATCTTGTTATTATTGACTCAGACTCATCTTTAATCCCTAAGAAAGTCTTAGATGGTGAGGTGGGTGATAGTTCTATTGGTAGAAAGGCTAAGCTTAATAGTGATGTCTATCCTAAGTTAAAGGGTATCCTATCTAAGCACCAGACATGTGTTATTGTAGTAAGTCAATATCGTGAGAAGATTGGTGTAATGTTTGGTGATCCTAGAACAACTCAAGGTGGTCATGCATTAAAGTTCTATAGTGATGTACGCGTAGAAGTTAGTAAGACTCTTGCTAAGGAAGGTACAGAAGCTTATGGTAATCTTACCAAGATTAAGACTATCAAGAACAAGATGGCTCCTCCATTCAAAGGTGTAGAGTTTGAGATATTGTTTGGCGTAGGTATTGATCGTATGCTAGAGATCATGGACATGGCTAGTGACCTTGCAATCTTACGTAAGTATGGTAAGACTATCACTTACAATGAGATCAAGTATGAGCTTGATGAGTTTAGAACTTTATTAGAAGACAATGAAGAATTCTTTGACAAACTACGTCAGGATATTGTTAGTAAAATTAATAACGTAAACGAAATAAACGAAACAGAAGATGAAGATACACTTCAAGAAGTTAGTGCAGACAGCACAGAAGCCTAAGTTTGGAAAGCCAGGAGATGCAGGTGCAGATCTTGTAGCTACATCAGTTGATTTCTCTAGAAAGAATCAAGTAGTATATGGTACAGGACTTGCTGTAGAAATACCAGAAGGAATGGTGGGACTTGTGTTCCCACGTTCTTCTGTACGTAACTATGATTTATCAATGGCTAATTCTGTTGGTGTTATTGATTCAGGATACAGAGGAGAGATTATGGTTACATTTAACATACTAAATCTTCACACTGTAGAGAACAGTTATCAGATAGGTGATCGTATTGCTCAGTTAATAATCATGCCAGTACCATTAGCAAAATATGTAGAAGTAGAAGAATTATCAGAAACTCAAAGAGGACAACAAGGACATGGCAGCACAGGAAAATAAACCAAGAGAAAGCTTAGATGAATTCAAAGCTAAGCTACAAAAAGTTACAGATTGGTATAGTGCTAATAAGGATATACTAAAAATGACAGCAAAAGAGAGACTAGAGATGGATGAACGTGGTCAGATGGATATAGATGATCCATATGGAGCACGCAAAGTGATGAAACAGATACTAGATAGAGAGATGGTAAATCATCCTGATCATTACCAAGGTAGTGGTGGTATGGAAGTTATAGATATCATTGAGAACTATGACTTAGGTTTCTCACTAGGTAATGCTATCAAGTACATCCTTAGAGCTGATAAGAAGGGTAATAGGAAACAAGACCTGAAGAAAGCTATCTGGTACATACAACGAGAAATAGATCGTGAAGACTTGTAGTGTAGAGAGTTGTGAAAAACCTATATGGAGTAAGGGTTTATGTTTGAGTCACATCAAGCGTAAACCCATCACTCCTAAGCGAGGTGGGCTGATAGCAGCTAAGCGTGATATGTTTGTGCAGAAGACTAAGATAGAAACAATGAGAAACTTGTTCTTAGAAATCTGGAAAGAACGCAAACATTACTCAGAAGTGAGTGGAGATTATCTAGGAGGTGAAGCATTATCAACATTCTTTCATCATATCCTTCCTAAGAGTAAATATCCTGAACTACAATATGATAAATCTAATATTATTTTATTAACTTTGGATGAACATACTGATGTAGAATCATGTATGTATAAATTTGAAGAGGTTAACAAGCGACGTATTGAACTTTTAAACAAAATAAACCAATGACAAATCAATTTTTCTACACTCGTAAGGAGCTTGTATCTGGAACCCCTGAGAATCCAGAATTTAAAGAATACAGGGACAGTTTTAACATCAATAAAGCTATTCGCAGTGTAACTGTGGATGATGGAAGACTTATGATCTTATTGGATGATCTTCATGAAAGAGCACAAGAAATTCCTGATGTAGATCCTAAAAGTGGTAAATACAAAGGAACTAAAAGACAAAGAAATACCTTTCAATCAGAGATTTATTTAGATCCTGCAGATGCTGAAAGATTTATAAAACTTACATCTATTGGCTAATGGATTATCCCTTAATATCATGTAAAATGATTACTTATGGGAGGGTAAATATGTTGGAGGAATCGCTTCATAGCTTCCTCCAGCAAAACTATCCTAATAAGGAACTCATTATTGTCAATGATTATCCTGAACAAAAACTCATATTTGACCATCCTGAGGTGAAGATATATAACATGCCTCAAACATTCACAACTATTGGAGCTAAAGAAAACTATGCTACAGAGCTCTGTAATGGAGATATTGTATGTCAATGGGATGATGATGATGTAGCCCTACCCAATCACCTGAATAATGTAGCTAAGCTATTTACAGATGATGTCAACATTTTACACTGGAAAACTGGTGTATATTATAATGAACCTAACATCACAGAAGTGGGATGGATAGGTAATTCAGGAATAGTGTTTAGGAAGAGTGCTTGGAAAGCTATAGGAGGACATCCTATAGAAAATGCAGGGTATGATATGACATTCATAGAAAACCTATACAAGCATGGAGGAAGATTATTTGCTGAGATGCCTAAAGAAGATGCTAGTTGGTTTTATATGTGGCATGGAAGAGGTTATCATATGTCTGGGTTAGGGCATGATAAACCTGGGCAGTCTAATGTTATACAAAGACATTCTCTGTATGTAGAGAATTTAAGAAAACAGGGAAAAATCCCCACAGGAGAAATCCTATTAAAGCCACATTGGAATAAAGATTATAAGCAGATGCTTAAAGACTTTTTAGCTCGTCCAAAGTAAATATTCTGATTGTATTATCTCCATAGTTTGTAACAGCCACCTTACCGTTCTTACAATCAACACCATGTGGAAAGTTAAATCCACCTATACGTTTTACAATAGACAGTTTGTTGTCTACAAATTTGAAGTGTAACACTGTATCATCTCCCTGGATTGTGATAAATCCATCTTCTCCATTCACTACAATAGAATCTGTTTGTCCATGAAAGGTAGCTTCATCTATCTTCTCTAATGTATTTTTATTGAATGCATAAACAATTGATTCTTTAATAACTGTTGTCTTTCCTATCTGAGGAAGACTGGCTGCACATACAGTGAATAATACATCTCCCACAATACACACATCTTTTGGATAGTGTTTGAAATCTTTAAAGTTTTGTTTTATTGCGTCATTTGCAACATCCAGGAACATAATACCTCTATTATGGTCACTGTTTGATGTAACTATAACTGTTTGATTGTCAACAAGTTCACATCCATGCACCTTTGTATTTACAACAGCTATTTCCTTCCTGAACACAATCTTTCCATTAACAAAATCATATATAGAAGCATGTCCATTAGGCTCCATAAAAGGATAGTCTGATGTCAGAATAACACCATCTTTATATTTCATAAGATCAGGAGAGTGTTTTGTTTTCACTTCCTGGAGGATGTTATATCCATTCTCTGTAAGTTCTATAAGATAGAGCTTTCTACTGTTAAAAGCAGCTGATACTAATAGATTTTCATTAATGAATGCTACAGCTGTAGCTGTTGAGAATCTTTTTCTATCTCCTATTGTTACCTCTGGAGCAATTGTTAGCTCTTTTCTAGGCATTTCAATCTTTATCATAATCTTGTATGGTTTTAATAAGTGGGTTGGGCCAACTTTGTTTGGATAAATGTAGATTTATATAGTCTACATACGTTTTTCTTATAGGTGACCCATGTCCTGTTTCTTTTCTAACAGTAAGATTGTCTCGATGCAGTCTTCTATAGTAACAAACATCAGGGATAGTTTTACAAGAGAAATTATTATGTTTTAGTCTATTAACAATTTCTGTATCAGCAGAGCATCTCCATGGGTAAAACCCATTAATACTATTAAACACACTCTTTTTAATTCCTATTACAGCATTACTATATACAATTCCACTTAACAAAGGTTTCTTAATAAAGTCTATATAACTTAACTTTACATAATCCTTTGATTCAAGAACATTTGTAACCTTTTTTATTGTTCCTTCAGCCATGATATCATCACTATCAAAGAACAATATTTTATCATATTTCGCTTGATCTATTAATGTGTTCTTAAT